CCCGACGTAAGGATGAATTCTACTATGTGCTTTATAGTCAGGTTCCGTTTGCTATACAGAATGGTGTTATCTCATCCTCTGATGAGGCTTTGTCCAAGCTACCACAAGAGCTGGTTAGTTCCTTGTCCGAAGATGAGGTGGAATCAGTCAGAGAAACTATAGATGGAATGGTAGCAACACTGACTGGAGTCACCCCTATGCCTGAGATGGCTAAGGATATGCCAGAGTTAGACATGCCTGAGTTGGTGGTTCCTACCGAGTTAGAGGCGGATAAAATCCCTCTAGCCACGTTGAATAGGTTAACCATTGATGAGATTATTAAGGCTTTGGTTCCTCCTCCTCAGTTACCTAGTCCGATATTATCCGAAAGTGAGTGGACTGAATACCTCTCAGCCAGGCAAGGTGGTGTTGATGACCCAGAGGTGGATTATCTACAGTCTGAGGCTGAAAACCTGATAGACGAGTGGAGGGAAAGAGACAACCAGTTAAGTGCATTTACTGAAGGAATAGCTGAGATGCCCGACTATAAGTTGACTGATTTCCTCAAGGAACTGGTAGCTCAACCAGGTCTAGCATTGATGGAAGCAGCCGTGATTTACTTTGAACATGTTTCCATGCCAATAGCAGGTAGGCTTTACAAGGATATTTTCAGGATAAGAGATATTGATAAACATTATCAGGAGTTGAGGAAAACCGAGTCCACCTGGAAAGCCTTAGCTCATGCCTGGGAGGAATGGGATGCCCCAGGTGAAGGAGCTGGGGAGTTTATACTAAAATACATATTGATGGAAGGAGTCGTCGACCCGTTAAGTTATGTTGGCTGGGGAATAGCCACCAAGATAACCAAGCCACTAGGCAGGTTTGGTAGAATGGTAGGAGCAACAGAAAGAGGTGTGGCTCAGGCTTTGGAGTTGCCCTTTGACTTGATAAAGGCTGGGTTGAGAAAGTTGCCTAAGTCCTTATCCCAAAGAGCAGCTTTGGAGCAGGCTAAATCCATCCAATTTGTTGAAAAATTTGTGACCAAATATACAGGTAAGTCTATCAGAGACCTATCCAAAAGTGCTGATGGTATGGTGGCGTTCAACAAGGCTATTGAGAGAGCCATCAGACACGCTATGCGTTACCCGCAGGCTGATAGTGATATTGCTAGGGCTGGTAAAGTCCTGTTAGAACATACTCCTGTGGACGAAAAGATGGTTATTGATTGGAGTAATAGACTGCTTGAGGTAGCCAATCAGCCAGGACGGTTGACTAAAGAAATGGTTTCCAGAGAACTGGTTGACAACATTGATAGGTTATTTGAGGATTACTTCACCAGAGGTGGTCCAGGTAGACAGAAACTAACTTTGGGTGAGGCTGCTAGAGAACTGTTGGTTAGGTTAAATGTAAATAATACCGATGATGCTTGGAGGCTTGCCCAACATATGCTGAATGATAGAGCCAACTCTATAGTTAAGGAAGCAATGGCAATTGGTATGGCCAAGTCACCAGTTAATGGTACATACTCCTTGGCTAAGAGGAATTTCCGTTATTACATTAAGACCGAGGAATCAATAGCTTACCTAGCCAGGAAGCAGATGGGAGTATTTGCCACCACTATGCAGGATGTTAGCCTGAGGGCCCAGCAGATATGGCGTAATTCCATAGATAGGTGGGTAGTTAGACCTTTTGCTGAGTCCTATTTGGCCTTTGCCCTATATGGTCCTATGAATATGATTGAGGACATATGGCGTTCAACGTTAGGTGGGGTCATGCCTAATAGGTTTAACCCTGTCAGGTTCTCCAGAAAGTGGATAGGAGTTAGTTATGACCCCAACCTGATGAGGGATGCTTGGTCAGAAACCTTAGGTGAATTGAGGAAAGCGCCAGAGGCCATGCAAACCAACTGGATATTAAGCCTTGGTGGTCTGGCTAAGGGCTTTGGTGAATTTACTTATAAATGGTTGGTAGAGGCTCCAGGTCAGGTAGGAATTGGTTTCCGCAGAGGATTTGTTGATGGTAGAGCCACCCAAATATTGAAGGAAATGGGTGGAGACACCTTTGAGAAGTTGGTTAAGGTAGATGCTCCTAGACCTAAGTTGAGGGACAAGAAACTGGCTAAGGAAATTTATGAGGCTGTTAATGACCTTAAACTGTCAGCTAACCCAGACTCTATCCGTTATACCAAAGAACTGTTTACCAGAGCAGGTATTCATAAAAAAGAGGTAGCCAACATCTTATCTGAACATCCTGATTTGCCTAGAGCTGTTAGGGATAAACTGATAAAGGATATGGATGAAGGCACTTTAATCAGCAATCCTGAACAGATAACTGCTAGGATGGATGAATCCCGTGAAATTCTGATGGATGATTTTATCAGGTCACCTGAACGAGCTTCCGAGCAGATGAAGGAACTAGCTAACTTCCTTACTGACTTGGAGATAAGGAATCCTGAGGAAATGGCTAGAGTAATGTATAGCCTCAATTACATGGCTCAGGTTCAGGGAGCAGTTCCTAAACAGGTGATGAAGCGTGTTACCCAGAGAACTAGAGGATTACCATTTGAGGAGAGGTCAGCCTCCATCAACGCTGATATGGATAGGCTTAGTCTGTTTCTTGAAAGGTCTAAGGATGAGATGCAAAGGGTAGCGGATAAGATTAAGTCTGACCTACCAAACATTTCAGATGAGTTAGTTCCTTCCTATAGCAGGTATTATGATACCTTAATGGCCAAGTCTATCAACGCCTCCGACAACCGTATGGCTGACATAGCCCGCAGGAGAGAATACTTTGCCAGAGCCACAGCCAAAGACTTGAAAGACCCTGATTTCTGGGAGCAGTTCTACTTGGAAACCGATGCCTTCTGGGAGAGATTCGACCTAGAACAGTTGGACTTTGATGACCTGTTGCAATCAGTGGCCAAGGAAATGTCCCAAATCCAAGGTGTGAAATATCCTACCAGACCTCCAGTTAAAGTTACTGACAGGGCCTTGTCTCCTCAAGACATAGCCACGGTTATGCAGGTCAGGATGGATGACATTACCAAGAGCCTGATGGAGTCCATGATGCTAAGACAGGATAGGGCCAGATTCACCCGTTATGTTATGAACCATGTAACTCCTGATGATGTGGGGTTTACTCCTGAATCAGTGGGACAGGTTTATGACCAGATTATGTGGAGTCTCCAGACCGACCCTAGAACTGTGGATTGGATGACTCCTAGATTAAAAGAGCTACAGGATATAAACAACCAACTACACCAGCTCTATAATTCCAAGTTGCTACCTGATGGTGAGATAGCAGAGATAGGTAGATATGTGGATGATATAGCCAGACAGGTGGAAGATATAGCCTACGCTCCTCCAGTTAGGAAGGGTGCTAAACCTACCAGAAAGCAGGAGTTTAAGGACTATGACTCCATGCGTCAAAAAGCTATGGATGAAGCCCACAAATGGTATTACAAGGAGTTCACCGACTATACCAATGCCAATGTGTTTGATGCTATTATGAAAACCATCTATCCCTACTGGACTTATGAAACCCAACGTTGGTTCTGGCTACCCCGCAGTTTTGTCCGTCATCCTGGAACCTTCACAGGCTTTGAGCGGTGGCAAAACAATACCGATTATGGTTATGTCCATATTCCAGGTACAGCCATGGACTATAACCCATGGAGAGGTACAGTCTATGGTACTCTAACCACCAGACTAGCCAGGCGTGATTTCCCTGAATACTATGATGAGTTTGGTATAGCTGGAGACTTCATAGAGTTTAGTGATTTCCTCTCCCGTTATGGCTTCTATCCAGGTGCCCATATTGGTATTCCTCTAGCTGTGTTTGGTGGAGTAGAAGCCCAGTTTGGGGAGATAATGCCAGCCATACCTAAGACTGGGTTGGATTTCCTCATAGCCACTTTCCCTGAGAATGAATCAGTCAGGTTTATCAGTGATAGGATATTTGGAGACCGATTCCGTAACTATCTAACCATACTCCAAGTAGCCCGCAGAGGTGGAGATGGCACTTTAATATTCTCCAAGATGCAGGAGAAGAAGGAATTAACCGAAGAGGAACAACAGTTATGGGCTGATGCTCGTAGAGAGGTAGGTTGGTATTCCGCTGGCTTTGAGCAATTCGCCATGTTCCGCATGAGGACTGATGAGCAATATAAAATGTATGAGGAGTCAGCCAAAGTTATTGAGGAAATGACTGGTTATACTCCAGACCAGCAATCATGGTTGAGAAAGCATGGCTACCGACTATGGGATATGGTGGGTGGAATGTCTCCTACCCAGCAGGCTACACTACAGGAACTAGAATACTACAAGTGGATTGGTAATGTCCGTCCTCTATTACCAGGCAGGCAACAAACCATTCTTAACCAAATAGAACTGGCTTGGGATGATGTTAGAAGGTATGGTGAACAACTGCTGGATGAGAAATTGTTATTACAAAGAGACTTCCTTGCTGGTAGGATAGGTCCTCAAGACTATGGTGATATGTTGTCAGCCACCTATTCCAAGCAACGAGAATATGTGGATAGGAAGATAGAAGAGAATCCGTTAATGGACTTGGATAACAGGGCTGACTACTACAAGAAGTACAATGTTCCTCAGCCAGTTCTTCATCCAATGAGGGAGTTGATGAACCTCTACTTTGAGATAGAGTTAGAGGAAAAGATAGACGAGGAAACTGGTGAAAAAATCAAAGACTGGGATAAGTTCTGGGCTATGCGTGATGCTATAGACCAAGCCATTCCTGACGATTATAGAGAGGAGTGGGATGACTACCTGAAGAAGAATTCAACCAGTCTTGAACAGTTGAGGAGAGAACACAACCAGTATATTAAACCTTACAATGCTTTGTGGGAGAGGATTCTGGAAGAATATACTCCTGAGGAACAGAAGTTAATCAAGGAACATCAATACCTGGTTAAGACTGGGACTGGTTTAGAACGTAGGGCTGAGATAGAAGCTACCAGGAGAGAGACCACTGGTAGGAAGTTAATATCCAATTTCCGTTCCGACATTAGTAATGCTAGGCAAGCCCTTAGATATGCTAATCCATTCCTAGATGCCGTCCTCTACTACTGGGGTAGAACCACTACCTTCCAAACTCCATTGGCGGAGGAAGCCTATAGACAATTATGCAAGGACACAGGTAAGAGTATATAATCAAATATATAATACTATTGTTACCATAATAAGTATACCAGACTTAACATAAATCGCTTGACATAATATCGTGAGTGTGTTATAATAGGAATAGTGAGAGAAGGAGGTCTTAACAATGGCTGAGAACTTTACCTTTAACCATGATGGTTCCGTTGACTTGGATGTGGAAGGTACAAAAGTCCGTTTTGTCAAGGAAGCTGATTTGTTAGCGGTGAAAGGTGGCTCTGAGCAGAAGGAGAAGGATTGGGAAAACGAGAAAGCCTCATTTAACGCCCAACTAGCAGAGGCTAATCGGCTCAGGGATGAGTCCAATGCCCTACTTCAGCAGGAGCGGGCTGCCAAAGAGCAGTTGACTACCAAGTATGCTGACTATGACACTCATAAGGCTAGAGTGGGTGAGCTGGAGACTGAAACTGGTACTCTTAAGGAGAGTATTGGCAAGTTCGAGGAAGAGCTTGTCGGACGGATACGCCACAACCTTATCATGTATAATGGTGCATCCGAGGAAGCTGTAAAGGATAAAACTTTACCTCAGCTCAGGAATCTTGAGGAGGCTGCCAGAGTATTTGGCAATGGTAATAAGGGTAAACAAGGATTACCAGCCAGGTATGATGGTGGTCAAGGAGTCCCTAGTGGTGGAAGTGTTCCTGAAGTTCCAATTGACCGAGCACACAGGATTCTTGAGGAACACGATGCTAAGAGGGGCAAGGTAAGAACATAAGGAGGTAAAGTTAAATGGCAAGTTCAGGTGGGCACTGGAGTACACTAGCCGAAGCTCAGAAGTTAACCCAGAGCCATAAGATACCAGGTGTCTTCGAGGAGGACATCAAACGTAACAACCCTATAGAAAGGTTGCCAGTAGCCCAAGCCGCAGGCACAGGACTCAAAATAGAGTGGTTAAGGGAAAACGAAATCACTGAGGATGCTGTTTCTGAGGCCGCTGTTGGTGACCAATTATCCTGGAGTGAGGATGTAACCTACACTGAGGTAGAATCCACTCTCAGGTATATCTACATCCAGAGGAAACTAGACCGCTATGTCCAGAACATCTATGGCACCTATAACGACTATCGGGCACAGATGCTCCTGGAGTGCGAGAAGGGTTTGAAGCGGAAAATAGGTGACCGTATCATCTATGCGGATACTACTTATGGAGGTTCACCAACACAGTGGGATGGTCTCCATGCGTTAGTAGCTGAAAGAGGTACACCAAACTCAGCCTCAGTAGTAGCCTATTCAGACCTCAACCTTGACGCAGAGGATGG